GTTTTGGAGAAATTCTCCGCCAGCGAGATCACCGTCGCACACAACGAAGCCAAACAAGGAAAAGATTCCGGAACCAATGAGGAAGGCACGCTGCGTTTGAATTCCGGACTAAAACCCCATTGCAAGACAAAGGGAAACGGCGATAGTGCCAAAGAATTGGCCAAATCGCAGGTGACCCAGTTCGTCACACCTGGAACTGCTTTTAAAGCATGTGTCTACGGCAAGGCTCTGAGGAGGAAGATGCGACGACACATGCGTCCAAATCTGCTGATAAATCCTTGCATGCCGCCTGCGGAGGTGGCCGCTTGGTTTACCGAGATGACGGAGCGAGTCAAAGACAAGAGAATTCTCGATTATGATGTGAAGAAATTCGACAAGTCCATCAGATCTTTCTTCCTTTTTCTCTTCGGAATTCTCCTTTCCTATCTCGGCATGCCGTACGACATAGTATACGAGGCCTTCGAGATGTGCTATGGAAAGGTGACTAGCGACGGTCGCGGAAATCGAATGCGCATCTGGGCTCAAGTCTGTAGCGGTGTCTGGTCCACGATACTTGGAAACGGCTTCATAAACTACTCCATGTGTTTGCTGGGCGGCCTCTTCAGACCCGGGGAAACCGGGGTCTTCGAAGGCGACGACTCACACATAGTCGGAGTGAAACCTAGGGACCTCGCCAATCTCGTGGCGAGACTGAATCTCAACTGGGGAGTCACCATCACGGCCATTGCCGATGGTGCTTCGTACTTCCTCGGAAATTTCTTCCCGACTACCGAGGAAGGCATAGTCGCCGTTCCAGATCCCATGCGCAACATAGAAAAATTCACATCTTTGCGAGGAGTAGCGGACCTGGAAGACATCAGGCAGTCTTGGCTCGTCAACAGAGAATTGCTGTTCCAGGAATTTTCCGATGATGACCTCGCGCACCAGGTAACCCTGAAGTATGGTATGAAACATACGCACGCCTATGCCGATGTCAAAGATTTGATCGATTTTCTCAGATCCTATGATTGCACTTCGGAATCAATCAACTTCACCCGTGCACCGATCGGGAAGAAAATCAGCAGACTCCTTAACTCGAAGACTCATTGATTCGAGCAAGCTGTGGATCAGCCTATGTTACGCCAACGGCGTGTTCTAAGAATTTAAAAAAAAAAAAA